GAATATCAAGAAGTCGCAACAACCGACCCATGCCCAAGACAATTGAAATTGCCAGGCTGAAAGTTGGCGGCCAGGATTTTACCGATTGGGAAACGGTCAGCGTCAAGCAGGAACTGCGCGGCAACCCGCCGCAGTCATGCCGTTTCACTTGCAGCGAAGGCTCACCGCTGGTCAAGAATTGGACCAAGCAGCAAATCATGCCGGGGCAAGATTGCTCGGTGTTTCTGGCTGGCCAGCTGGCCTTCAACGGCAAGGTGATTTCGCGCCAGGTGTTCGTTGATGCACGACGCCACCACATCGAAATTCAATGTGCCAATCTGCTTGAGCTGTCCACGGCCAGCGTCATCACCAAAACCGGCGAGTTCAAGAACCAGGAGCCTGAGCAAATCATTCGCTCAGTCTTGAAGGGTGTCGGTAAAAACCTGGTGGTGCTGGGCGGCCAATTGCCGAAGATCAAAATCCCGCGCCTCTCGGTCACGCCGGGGGAGTCGATCATTGATTTTATCGACACGCTGACGCGCCATTTGAGCCAGCAAAGCAATATTACAATCTCACATTCCGCAACGCCGCAGGGTGACTTCGCCATCGTGGTCGGCTCAACCGGTGGCAAGGATGAAATTGTCGAAGGCCAGAACATGCTGGAAGGCCGCGAGCTGATTTACATTCCAATGATTGCCGCGCCGCCGCCCGGTGACGGTGCTGGTGATCAAAAGGCCAGCCAGGCCACAACCGGGCAGCGCCCAGGCAATGACGACCAGTGGGGTGCCAAGGTTGCCTCTGTTCCATTCCTCTCCAAGACATTTGAAATGATGGGTAACAAGATTGTGCCCAGCAACATCGTTCCTGAAATCCCGCTGTGGGATAAATCCATCATCGAAGGCCGCGCCACTTCGGAAAGTGGCTGGATGAATGAGGACTACGTTACGGTGTACGGCACCCTGCAGGGCTGGCTCAGGCCTTCCGGCGGCCTCTGGGTGCCTGGCCAGGATGTGGTTGTCACCTCACCCATGCTGGTGATGAAGGGCGAAAAGCTGACCCTGAAAAGTGTCACCTACAGCCAGGACAACCAGACAGGGACGCGCGCCGTTCTTGAATGCTGCAATGCCAATGCCATGGGTGGCGCTCCAAAAGCAGGTCAATGAATGCGAAGCACACTCACTGATGCAGCCCGCAAGGCCAGGATGGGAATGGCCCGCGCCACCATTCGCGAAGTCGATGACAATCACCTGATGCAAGAAGTGAAATACGCTGACGTTTATCACAGTGAGACGCCGACCGATTTTGAACGCTGGCAGATGGTTGGCATGACAGCCGTGCCTTTCAAGCAGCAGCAAGACCCGAACCAGAAACCAGCAGCCGCAGCACCCGACACCGAGACAGGAGATTGGAACCACGACCAGCCGACCGGTGATGCTGCCGAGGCCGTGATGCTCTACCTCAACGGCTCGCGCTCCCATCCGGTGGCGATTGTGGATGACCGAAGGGTGCGGCCCTACGACATGAGTGAAGGCGAAGGTGCACACTATGCACCAGATGGCTCCGAGCAGATGGTGCTGTTCAAGGCCAACGGCACTTATGTCACATCCCTTGATGGCACATCGGTTGCGGACAAGCAGACCAAGCAGACACGCTTTGCCAGCCTGCGCCATGTCAACAAGAAGATGCAGACGCACAAGATCGACAAGCAGCAGGCCTCACAGTCATCATCATCCAGCAGCTCAGGAGCTGCAGCGCGCGATGCCAGCAGCAGCTCAGGCCAGCAGCAACAGCAGCAGCAAAAATACAAGCACGAAGGTGACAGCGTAAACACTGAGGTGCGCGTAACAGCTGGCCACATTGAATTTCGTGCTGGTGATACGGTCGTCGGCCTTTACGACAAGGGCAGCAATACCTGGACCATCAATGAGAGCGGCGGCAATTTCAAAGTCATCATCGACGGCAACAAAATTCTCTGCCAGTACCAGGACAACACGCAGTCATTTCGCGTTGACAAAGATCACACGCACATGCGGTTCAAGGGCAATAAAATCTGGTGTGACAAGGGCGGTTGTTTCTCAAGCGTTGCCATCACCGTTAAAGATGATCCATACGACTGATGGCCACCATCCAGGAAATAGCACCTGCGCCATGGCGGCTGCGCCTGCTGCCAGCATCCTTTGCCGGTGTGCAATTTCATGTTGAGCAGCAGGGGCGCAGCGGCGGCCGCCGCGTGGTCGTCCACGAATATCCGAAGCGAAACATGCCGTATGCCGAGGACATGGGCCGCGCTGCCTTTCGCTATCAGATGACCGGTTACATTGTGGGGCCGTCCTACCACATCAACAAAAAAGCCTTGATGGATGTGCTGGACAACAGCGAGGGCGGCCAGTTGGTCGATCCGTACCTGGCGCAGTCGAAGCTGTGCATCTGTGAACGCTATAGCGTCAGTGAACACCGCGAGCGCGGCGGCTACTGCACCTTTGAAATGTCATTCACCGAGGTGGGCACTGTCGGCAATGTCGGCCAGGCAAATACAGGTGATGCAACCAATTCCCAGGCGCAGGCAACCTCCAGCGATGCCGCAGCCAATGTCGATACACCCAACGTGGTGGCACCTCCTGGCGCGGCTGGCATAGGTCACGCATGATCGCCAAGCCGGAATACAGTGAAGCCTTGGGCATCTGCCAAAGGCTGATGAAAGAGCTGGTCGCCTTTCCCATTGCGCCAGGTGTTGATGGTGCCAATCTGCGAACGGCAGTCGGTATGTTGCTGGGCAATCTTTCCATACTAATCGAAAATCAGATGGTCGGCGCACAGCTGTTATCCTGCTTCGACCTGGCGCGCATTGCCGGGGCAACTGTGAATGTGTTTGACAATGTGCGCGAAGCCGCGGCGGCTGAATTGCCGCAATATTCGTTTGGCATTCGCATCGTCAATGCCGCGCTGATTTTTTCTTTATCAGAGCAAAGCCAGCTCATCACTGTCATGACCTTCAGCAGCCGCAATGATGTTGATGCCCTGATGGATGCAATGGGCATCATCATTGATGACATCAAGCTGCGCGGCTCACAATCATTTACCGTCAATGACTACCGCAACATAGTGGCCCTGTCGGCTTCATTGATCTATCACCTGTCGGCCACCGAGCGGCTGTTGCCCCAGGTTGTCACCTATCACATGCCGGTCAATCTTCCGGCCCTGGCCTTGTCCAACCGCATCTATGGCGATGCCTCGCGCAGCGACGAGCTGGTCGCAGAGAATAAAACCGTCCATCCGGCCTTCATGCAGCGCGACATCATCGCGTTGAGCGCATGAGCGATATTCGCATCATCAATGTCAGCAACCTCAACGGCATCTGGGCCGACTGGCTGCTGCTGCCGAATGGTGCACTGGATGAAAGCCAGCAGCTGGCCAACATTGTCAAGCTGGCACTGCTCACCCATGCGCTGGCTGACCCGAGTGATATTCTGCCCGACCCTGACAGCACCGACCGGCGCGGCTGGTGGGGTGATCTTGAGGCCGACGATATTTGGAATGGCTGGCCGATTGGCTGCAAGCTGTGGCTGCTCGAGCGCGCCAAGATCACACCGGCTGAGGCGCGCGAAGGCTCAACCCTGGTGCGCGCCGAACAATATTGCCAGGTTGCTTTGCAGCCGATGATCGACCAGGGCATGTGCACAGCCTTCACCGTCACTGCCACGCGCGGCAGTCTTGAGCGCATTGATGTAAGCATCATCATTTATCGTGGCCCGTTGCCGCAGATTGAGCTGCGCTTTCAAAACCTGTGGCTTGAACTAGGACCGTAATGGCATGCCGTGGACAACCCCTAATCTAAGCGCGGTGCGGCAGACCGTGCGCGGGGAAATCACCACCGCCCTGGGGCGCGCCACGTTTGTCGGCAACAGCGTGTTGCGGGTCATGGCCGACGCCACAGCAGCGCTCACGCATCTGGTGTTGAAATACATTGACTGGCTGGCGCTGCAGCTCCTGCCTGACACAGCTGAAACCGAATGGCTGGACCGGCACGGTGATATTTGGCTGGTCAATGCCGATGGCACCACAGGGCGCAAGTCATCGGCCACGGCATCAGGGTCAGTGACCATGACCGGGACACCGGGCATCGTTGTCCCTGCAGCAACGCAACTGAGTG